TGACCTCTTTCTAAATCATAAATATAATCTTCTGTTCTGTGTGACCAATTATCAGACATATCATCTACTCGGCCATCATCAAAGTTAAGCGGTGTATCATCTGTACCTAAATTAGCACCAGGCTCTAAAGTTACTTCTTTTAGCTCTATTCTGTTTTCTTCTAAATGTTTTACAATTTCATCTTTTGTAACTTTAGGTTTACTTAGAATTTCATCCAGGCCTGTCCATTTTATTTCATCTTCTTTTACACCCTGGTTAATAAGAATACCCCTTAGTTGTGATCCCTGGCCAGAATTTTGCTTTAAGTTTTTTGCTTGCTCTAAAGCATTTGAGTAAAAACCTAGTTCATCCTGGTCAACTCGTTTATCTGTCAAAGCTTTACCAGCAGCAGAAACAAGTGAATCAACAGCTGGCATAGGATCAACACCAGTATTAAGTGTAAAACCACCATCCGCATTTCTTGCAGCTATTCTTTTATCTGCATCTTTACCTAGATTTCTTATGCCTTCAGCAATAAATGGTGCAGCTCTTTTTGCGCCTTCTATACCGCCAACAATCGTGCCACCACCAGCCAAGCCGATACCAGTTGATATTGCGCTTTGTAAGTTATCGAACTCTGATTTACCAGTTCTCGGATCTGCAACATTAGATCTAATCTCTTTTTGTTGTCTTATGTAATCTTCTGCTGCTGTATAACCACCAGCTTCATAAACAGTTAACAATCGTGGATCTAATGCTTTTTTTAGAAAATTAGTAATCCCTTTTTTAGTTGTTTGTTTTGCGCCTTGCCTTCCAAGAAAACCCCAGCCTAGTGTACTTAGACCAACATATGTTGTTGGATCTGAAAACATACCAGCAAAAAATCTTTTTGTGCCATTCCAGGATATACCAAGTTTAGCGTATTCTTCTTGCAATGCTAATGATGCTACCGCTAATTGTGGATTGTCTTTTGCTAGCGTTCCAAGCTTGCTAAAATTTATAGCTGCTTTTGGCAGATTATATTCTAATGATCCCTGGTATTCTATACCCCATGCTGCATATTCTTCTGGTGTTTTTGGCGCTCTTTGCAATGCTGCTTTTTTACGCCTGGTCATAACACCAGATCTATTTTTATCACCTATCATAGCATTATATAAAAGCTCACTAGCTCGCTGAAAGCCAGGACTTGTAACCAATTCTGCATCTGTTAGATCTTTAGTTTCTGGTAAATCAGTGACATTATTATCTAGGACAAACTCACTATCGTATTGAACGCCTTGCTCATTACCAGCTTCAAGCAGCTGCGCATAATCACCATTAACTAATTCTGATCTTTGATTGCGCAAAGACCATCCTAACAACCATTCGTTTTCCAAAATAGTTTCCTTACCTTCTTGCGCCTAAAAGTTTGTAGTTTTCTTGAAATAATTTAATAGTTTCAAATTCTATAGCTTTTTCTAAAGCTGTATAATTATCTCTATCTTCAACAATTTGTTGTTTAAGCAGATTCAGTCTTTCTTTAACTTCTTGTTCAGATTTATCCTTAAAATCAAAATCACCAAGTATATTTCTTGATTGTGAGTTTAATGATAAAAATGTTTGCTTACTTTTAGATTGTCTTATTTGATTAACAACTTCATCATAAACATCTCTTACATTTCTTACTTTTCCATCTACATCTTTATCATCAATAAGTCTGTCAAATGTATCTAAGGCATCAGCGCCTAACATACTATCCCTTGTTGAATTGTTATTTCTTCTACTTGTAGATCCAACATTTTCTTCTATTAAAGATCTAAGTCTTTTTATTTCTTTTGCTCTAGGTGTTTTTGCTTTTTGATCTTCTGCAAAATCTTTAAGCCTGGTAAAATCATTAATAGATATAGGATTGCCTTTACCTATTTTTTTAGAATATTTTTCAACAATTCTATTAATTTGAAATTTATCTTCAGCTTTATATATTTCATTTCTAAAATCTAATATTGTACCTTGGTCACTAGCAACTTCGTCACCTTCAATTATACTTGTTCTAAGTATGTTATATTGTGTTGTATCTAGCCTATTATCTCCATACAAAGTTTCTATTTTCTGCAAAGTAACTGGATCTTTTTTTTGTATTTTAACTAAAAATGTAGAAAAAGTTTTGCGCTGTGATTTTTTTATTGCTTTATCGTTTATCCTTGTTTGTTTTTCAATAGCTCTTGCAGCCTGGTTAGTTAAACGATTAGAAAGTGTATTAGCTTGTTTTTGTAATATTACTCTTTCGTTTTCTGATAGGTCTGGATATTGACTAACATCAAATAAATTATTTGCTATACGAGTTGCCGCATTTGCATCTTGTCCAAACGCAGCTTGAGATAATTCTTTATTTACAGTTAGCCTGGCTGCTTTACTTTTAGTTGCTAATATTCTTTTTTGTGCTGCTTCTTTTGTTATTAGACCGCCACTTACCATAGAAGCGTATAATCCATTTTCGCCATATAATTGATTTGTAGCTTCTGCTAAAGCAGTGCCAGAAGATATAGATATTTTATCTATTAACAGCTTTTCTTTTTTTATAGCTTGTGCAGTTCCATGATCTATTATTTTTAATCGTGATACTTTATTAAAATCATTTAGTGCAATTAATCTTAGATCACTAAGCTTTTCTGTAATATTTGATCTAACAACTTTATCTGTTATCTTGCTCGTTGCCCTTAGTGATATAGGCATCCATTTTCTATTAAAATAAGCGTTGGCTTCTTCTGTTGTTGTAAAATTTTTTGTTTGTGCTTCTCTTATAAGGCTCGATGCTTTTTCCCTTATACGATTTTCTCTTTTGTTTATATCAGCAGTACGTTCCATCTTTAGCTGTGTTTCCAGGTAATCTAAAGATATTTTCATACCTAAATCACCAAAGCCAGCCATAGCTCTTGATCCAGCTGATAACGCTCCAGGATTGGCTTGCACTGAAAAATTTATCGCACCAGTTTTGGAAGTCATCTTGCTTTGACTTCTGTAAGTAGGAACTCTCATTTACATAGTCGCATATTTATAGCCGCCAGATAACAAGCTACCCATAGCTTGAAATTTACCAGCTCTTGCAGCATTTCTGCCATACATACGATTAAGATTTGCTTGCATCCTTTGTTGAACTCCTTGCTCTTTTAGTTCTTGTTTGCCTACTTTGGCATTGTATCTCATGGTTGCGACTTCTTCGTCTGCTTGTTGGGCGTTTGCCAGGGCAACTTTTAGCGGTGTACCAGTATCAGCCATCCAGCCATTATATCTAAAAGCTTGTGACGTAGATGCTTGTAAATCATCAAAATCATTTCTAAATCTTTTTACATCTACTTCATTTTGTAAAACTAGCTGGTCTGCTGCCTGGTCATTCGCCTTGGCGTTTCTTTCATTTATTTGTGCATTATAATCGTAAGCTCGTTTTTGATCCTTACCAGCCTGGATAGCGCCTATAGCACTAACAGCAGTTGAAGCAATCAGTAAAGGTACAGCAAATTGAGCCATTATTTTATCCTCGCCATTCTATAATAATCTTGTCCATCTGGGCCATATTTGCGCATGATACCTTCATGCTCAAACCCTAAAAACTCGGCAAATCTTTTTGCCGTAGGCCAATCAGATCTAACACCAGCTTGCACACGAAACAACGAACTATCATCAATAATCATATCAAAATTATCTTTTATCATTCTAATAATAGTCAGTTTTTTCTGTGGCATTTTACTGGATGCAACAAACCATCCTTCGCCTACACCTTTCCATAAAGGCTGCACACCACTACTAGCTATAAGATGACCATTTTCTACAGCAGTAAATGCCATACCAGGTACATCTAATGATTGTGCAAAATCACCAGCCACACCAAAAGACTTTCTTGCTAGGTTGTCCATATCACCAGCAAGCAGCTCATCTAAGTGTTCAGCCTTATAATTTATTAACCTCATTGATCGAATGTCTGAAGCCTTGGGAATATTGCTAATACAGTTAATGGTAATGGTTGATCTTGTCGCACAAAGACAAAACCATCATTATCATACCCACCTCTAAACTCTACTTCTTTGTCACCAGTAAACATACCTAAAGCTTCATCCATGTCATCTGCTGAAGATCTAAATGGTATTAAATCAAGTTCTGCTTCTGAGCTGCCTACTTTTACACCAACAGACTTATATAATCTAAGTGTTATGTTATTTATTCTTTTGTTCTTGCCTTGTGATGTGCCTTCTGTTCCGCCAGCATCTATTCTCATAGTTTGCAATGTTGATTTATAATTAAATCCTATATGTGCTTTTTTTACTGATCTAGCCAGTGTAATACCACCAGACGATACAGTTCTGTCTGGATGTGTAGCACCATCACCTAAGACAACAATTTTTTCACCTTCTAAATGTGTAAGACCAGATATAGATGTTGCTGCTGTTCCGCTATATGTCAGGCCGCAATCTACAAAGTAAGCATCTTTTATATCTGTGCCAAACTCATAATTACTTAAATATTCTATATACCTTACTGTTGATCCATTTACAGTTCTCTTAACAATCATATAAAGATCATCTTCATCAGCTGTGCCAGGTATTGTAGCAATAGATTCAACAACAGCATTACCTTGATTTGTTGTCGCCAACCTTACTGGATCGCTTGTTTCTATTGTTGTATAGCCAGTGGTTTCTGGATCTGTTTCTTCTATTGTAATTACATTGGCTGCTGGATTAGCTACAGTGAAATCAGAATGTGCATTTATCCTGGTGAATATATTATCAGCTGTTGTGTTGTTGTCTGTATGCGGTCTAAATCCAAATGTTGTATCAGTAGGATCTGAAGCGCCAGCAGCTTCACTCACAAATGTTATTGTTTCTCCATCAGTCTTTGTGATCTTTATCGTTGTGCCTACAGCTATATTTGCATAGTCAGTAACAGTAATTGTTGCATCACCAAACCTACCGCCTAAAATATGCTCGTGCCAAGCAACTACTTGTTCTTCTCGTCTATATGTCATACCGACAAGAAAGCCATTAGCAAGCACACACCAAATCACATTATCTGGTTCTTGTTGCCAAGCCATTTCAACAATACCAGTTTCAGTAATATGTTCTGCAAGTATTGTTAAATCTGGCGCATTATAACTATCAGTATCAAAATTAAATACTAATTCTCGTAATTTTCTCAAAGCTCGCTGTACGAACAATGTTACTGGTCCTACATTTATAGGCTGTATATCAGCTGTTCCATAACTCGCTTGTCGTTTTATTTGTGCATTAGTCGGACTAAGTGGCTCGGCAGATCCGCTAGCAGACACAGCAAATTCACCACCACTTGTACCAACAATCAAAACCCTGGATGATGCCAGGTATCTTATGACGTTTACCTGGCTAGATCCTATTGTATAACTTAAAGCATCCGCAGCATTTGTGCCATCTGCAAAATCTTCAAAGTCACCAGCAACAGAAAAGAATACTGTTTGTGGCTGTGTTGATGTTCCAGCAAACACCAGGCGTTCTTCATAAAAACTTACACACGCTGGAAAACCAGTTGTTGTCGAAAAAGCACCTAGGCTAAAATCATCATCAGCTTCTAGTACACCAGCAACAGTTATCGATTGACCAGCAGCTTCATCAACAACATCTACTGATGGAGCAAATAACATTGTATCGTCTGTTACCTGGACAAGTAATGCAGAACTATTATTGTTTGCAGACGTACCAGCGCCAGTAATAACAACCTTTTGACCTACTTTAAAACCTTCTTTTATAAAGTTTGCAGCGCTATCAACTATTCTGTCATTGTGTTCTAAGCCAGTAGCGCTTGGATCACCTTCTGCAAAACTTAATGTAGTTGCCGTCATACTAGGCATTAATTCAGTTCTGCCAGCTGTATTTTCCTGGACAGCAGCAGTAACTGTTGTTGCATTAGTAAATGCTGTTATTTTTGCAAAACCATCATGTAACTTTATTAATCTTCCAACATCTGTCGAAGCAAATAAATCTGCACTTGCGGTAATTGTAACATTACCAGTTCTACCATTTGCTGTTAGTGTAGTAGCTGTCGTATTAGGATCTTGCATAGGACCACGCCTAAAATCAACCGCAGTGATTGTCCAGGCTGTATGGCTGGTCCTAGTAATTTTTTGCACTGGATGTGATGGATGTACTAGATACATAACATCTGCGCTTTGTGTAAATTTAATCTGTGATATTTGTGCTGAAGTATAAACAGTTGATACCTCTACAGCAGATCCGCCACTTTCTACAGTTCCTCCATCTTTATGTATTCTAAAATATTCATTACCAAATTCTAATATGTAAGCTTGCTCAACATTAAACTCAAAAGGTATAAGCCTTGTTGCATTTGCACTAGTTTTGACTGTATTTACATATATTGTACCAGGTCTACGACTAGCACCGCCATGTGGATGTATAGTAAAATTTTGCATGGTTTTAGAACCATTAAAATATTTACTTATATCAGTGCGGCCATCTAGCCTTGGCGATAGCTCACCAGCTGTAAAGTTATTTAAAGTTGGTGAAGCCTTGGCCATTACAATCTCGCATTAATAAATGTATTAGCAGCTAATACTTCGCTATCTGTTATACTTGATGTATTAGTGGTGTTTCCTTCCGTAGCATCTACAAACCTAGCTTCAGTAAGTTTATTTCTATAAAGATCGTACATTGTTGCAGTTAATGTTGTGCTTCCTATTAATGCATAAGCTATATCAGCAGCCATTGCCGCTTCTATTGTGTTGATAAGTAATTGATCGTATTGGTTAGGATCTGTAATCCTGGCAACAAAAATTAAGTTTACTGTGCTTTCATCACATAAAAGCTTTCTGCCTTCTATCTCAAACTTTATTTCTGGATCAGATAATTTTAGCACTCGCAAACAAAATGGATCTGTCGGTAGTGTAAATTGACTTGAATATGTAAAGCTAGGTGCTACTGAATCAGCAGCTAATGTTTGCCTGGATATAAGAGCGTTCCAGGGATGCGCCCTAAAGACACTATCTCTTACAAATTCGTATCGTTGATTGCATATTCTACCAGCCTTACTATCTTCTGATAATGCAAGAATAGTAGATGCGCCAATCATATTTAATGCTGAATTACATATATCAACCGCAGAAGCCATTATTTATTCCTATAAAAAAGGCAGCGCATTTCTGCGCCACCTAAAGTTTTAGTTTATAACGTATTCAATAATGAATGACATTGTACCAGCAGTACCGCCAGTTGCATTAAATGTAGCTGCAACATAGTAATGACCGCCTGGATCTGAGGAATCACCAGCTATAGTGTATACCTCTTGACCAGCAGTATTAATATCTGCCGCTTCAAATCTTACATCTGTCATAGCAGCTGCATCAGCAACGGAGCTTGCAAAGCAATCTTCGCTTTTGACAACACCAGCGCTAGTATATAATCCAACATTAAAAGTACAGCTGCCACCAAATGTGTCAGAACCTACCTTTAATGAGCTTATTCTAGCGTTAGTTGGTATAGGAGCTAACATAACAATATCATTGTCTGTGCTATCTCCAGCTGCTAGTTCAATAGTGCCTTGAGCAATCCTAGTTGTACCAGTTAACAAACCAGCATCACTCATTGTGTATGTAGCTTCAAAATTGCCTACGAGATCAGAATTTAATGTAGTCATTTTCTATCTCCCAATTAAGCTGATTCATCACAAAGGACAGAAACCACTTTAGCTTCTTCCATTCGTGTTGCACCAAATGTTGAACAATAAAAGACTTGAGTTGAGTAGGACTTGTCTGCTCTCTCATCAATCTTCGCCATTACGTCTTTGCCGACAGCAAGCTTTACTCC